CGTCATCATCATCTTCATTTACAGATGATGGTGTTGTAGATACGACAGCAGTAACTAACTCTTCAGCAGCACCACGATCAGTATCTTCCTCCTCAATTGAACTAGATGGTCTCTTACTACCAAGAACATACTCTAAACGTTTTTTCAAGTCATCATATGATTTGAATTGATCAGTATCAACAAACTCTTTGAGAGAGTTTTCTTTCTTCCAAATGGACTCAAGTGCGTCATCATCATCAAGTAAAGGAGTTACAGCAGTGAACTCAGAACTATCATAGTTTCTGTAACCTGCTACATTCTTTGCTTTCAATTTAAAATTAGCACCTTGCCAGAAATCAAATGGATCAATTGCTTCCTCATCTTCGAACTCAGGTTGCATTGCTGCTGTGAGTTTATCAAAGATTTTCTTACCATACTTATATAAGAATACTTTTCCTTCGTTCTCAGGATTAGCAGGATCCTTTACAACATAAATGTTGCTGATATATGTGAGTTTACGTTTCTGTTTACGAGCAGCATCTTTACCTGCATCTGTTCCATTATTCCATAATTGTGAATTATACTCTGATACAGGATCTTTCTGACCAAGAGTTGTCAAAGAGTTCTCAATATACCATCCACCAGTGCCTTGAAAGGCATGAGAGTATAATTTAACAAATGGTAGATCTTCACCATCAGGTGGTGGAAGAAAACGTATTACTGCGTATCCATTACCAGATTTATCGACATCTAGTTTCCATAAACGGTCATCACCTGATGCACCGTTATTGTTCATTTTCTCGACTTCTTTAACTAACTTTGCAGTTAATGAGCCTAACTTTGATTGCTTTTTTAAATTTGCAAAAGACATTTGGATTTCCTCGGATTTTTTAGATTTGGAAGATAATTGGATTATAACATGAAATTATGATTTAGTCAATTTTTTATTTTTGAAATACTCACTTTCACATTGATAGTAAATTCTTAATTGAAAAAATTTAGGTTGTTGATATTTGGGTGGTTCATCTTGATTTAATGGATTAGTGTGTAATGAAATTTGATCGTGTTTATGATACATAAAATAATTTGTGTAACAAACTATTTATCACCCATTTTATCCCTTAAAGTTGCGATTGTTGTTTCCATTTTATCGAATAACATTTGCATACTAGTTCCCTTTGGAAAACCTAATAATGATACAGAATTTTCTAAATGACTTTTAGTTTTTTTAGCTTCTGGATCATCAGATAAACATAGTCTAGCATACATTATTTTTTGTTTTTCCAACAATGTGAGTAAACTGTCAATATGATCTTTTTGATCCTTATAAGACATTGTATCAAATGCAAATGCATTTTCAAAACACACTAATTGTAATTCATGTATTTCATCAATTTCATCTTTTATTAAGTTTGAATCAAAAAATTTAGTCATCGACAATCTCTCTTAAAATTTTTTTATAAGACATCACATTAATATTTAGGAAGGGTAAATATTTTTTTAATTTTAAACTCACAGATTCCCATACAGGATCATTTAGTTTATTATCAAATTTTTTTCCAAAAGAAAATATTTTTTCGAATATTACGAAAGTTTCTAAACTTATTTTTCCTCCTAGATATCTTTTTAGTATTAATGGGTGTCCTTTCGAGCAATTGAATACTTCTTCTAATTTGTTTTCCGATAACAATTCCATCGATTGTTCTTTGAACAAGTATGTTAAACTCTGCTGTCGTCTTGTCCAATCTGCGTAAATCTTTTCTCCAGAATTTATAATTTCTCCAATCCATAAATTTTTAGGGTTGTCTGTGGTAACAAAATTAGATAATAAAAAATTAGTGATTTCTTGATCAGAATATTTTCTTGATGTTTTTTCAAACCAATACTTATCTTTTCTTTTATTAAAAGATGTAATTGTTGCTTTAGATTTACCACCATACTTAATAAAGTCATACTTTTTATTTGTGAAATGACTTTTCATGGACAAGTATGTCTGATAAGTCTCAAATGGTGTCACTTTCATTATAAAGGTAATTTAGCACGGGAAGTTTTTTTCATAAAATTAAGTTCTTGAGCATCCCATTTTAATTTTTCTTTAAGTGGTTTAGAAATTAATTTTGATACTGATTCTATTTCAATATCATTATCATCACAATATTGACATATAGCCTCTATGTAATTAACTTTTTCTTTAGAGACAATTGTTTCAATTTCCATAGAGAATTTTTGAGGTGTTAAAAACTTATCTTCTATTGCCTTTTCTAATTCTTTATTTGACTCCATAGGACTCCAATTTATCGTTGACAAATTTTTTGATGTATTCATTAAGTAATCTAATATACTTGGTTTTGTCGTACTCTTCATAAACAACACATTCTCCATTTTCACATGACATAATAATTACCAACTTCTTAACAGATATACCAGTTAATTCATAAAGCATACAACCGTATGCCATAGCTTGAACAAAATAATTTTCTATCCATTCTCTAGGTTTTGGTTTTGCTGATGTTTTAAAATCAATTATTGATAACTCTCCGTTATATTCGGCGATACAATCAACAGTTCCCGCAATTCCTAATTGCTTACTATATAGGGAACCTTCTAAAACACGAATATTATCTATGTTATTAAGTTTCTTTTTAGAAACGTTAAAAAGAAACTTAGAAATAGGTGGGACATTAGGAAGATCGGTATCATTTTTAAGATAGTGTTCCGTTAAAGTATGCATATTAGTTCCACGAGTAGTGGCAGCTTTGGTGACACGATCTGCTTCTTCATTACCTACTCTTTTTCTCCAATCAAGAAAAATTTGTTTATTAAAATGACTGGTAACAGATGTTATAGATACTAATTTAATTAAATCATCATTATCTGGAACAGAATAATAACGAACTCCGTCTATGGTTTCCCTAGATAATTTAGGAAGATCAATATCAATATGATTAAACATTAATTAAATAGATTGTTTTGCTAAAATATACTCTTTAACGAGACCAGATCGAACTATATCTCCGACCTCAAATTCTATTATATCAAAAGATTCCATTTTACGCAAGATGTTCATAAAATCATGAATACCATTTCTTTCATTTGATTTTGTTAAATCACTCTGGCTTGCATCTCCACAAAACATAATTTTACTATTTTCACCGACACGAGTAATGATAGAGTCTAATTCATGAAAATTAAGATTTTGAAATTCATCAACTATAATGATAGAATTATCTAATGTTGTCCCTCTCAAAAATGAAGTACTCCAAAATTTAATTGTATCTTGAGATCTTAAATTACCATATAACATTTCAAAATCTGCATCACTAGGCATTTGAAACATATATTTAACCATGTGTTTATATGGTATCTGATAAATGTCTGCTTTGTCCTCATGATCACCAGGTAAAAAACCAATTTCACGAGTTGAAACTAAAGAACGAACAAGATATATTCTTTCATATGGAGTATTCTCATTTAAAACATCTTTAATTGAATTATACAATGTGATGAATGTTTTACCAGTTCCAGCACATCCGTATGCAATTAAATTTTTCCCATCCTTATATGATTTAAATAAAACCTTTTGATTTTGAGTTAATGGTTCAATATCAATAAGATAATCCATGCTTAAAGGTTTTTTTCTTTTCATCTGTTTGACGGTCAACCCAACTCCAATTGGTTGATCTCCAGATGCTCTTTTTCTTCTAGGCATTAGAATGAATAATCTCTATTTTTACGAACATTTGCACCTGGTTGTTTCGATGCCCTATCTAAAACTTCGTTCCAACCAGAAGATGCTGCCTCACCTGTCCATCTGAATATTTCCTGTGATGATGCGACACCTGCTTGCCAATCTTTATCCCAATCAGGATTATCCTTTCTCCATTGATCATACTCTTTCATAGTCATGGAGAGTTCTTTCTTCTCCTTTGTTTCTTTATGTATTACTGGATATGTAGGCATAAGTGTTTCGTTTTGTAAAATATTTAGACCCACTCAAGGGCTTCAGACACTGCAGGAAATTGTTCGGTAAATACCTTACGACATGCCTCTGCAATATCCATATGTTCTTTTTGTGTTCCATGTGCCGATCTTAAATTAATATAATGTATCCATGAACGACAAGAACCTGTCATGTATATGCGTGTAGGGGTGCATAGTGGCAATACCATTCTAGCACACTCTTTTGCAACACCCAATTCTAACATTTGATTATAAAGTGCAAGAGATGAACCAAAAAGAGTTCCCATCTGCATATTTAAAGATTGTATTACTTTAGGATCTAAGTCATCTGTAGAGTTTTGACGATTTTTTACATCTTGTTTGCGAAGTTTAGGTAATTCTATAGATCCTAATGCAGTGCTAGCTGCATATCTTTGAGAAAACTCTTGAAATGTAAAACTACGATGTCTTAATATCTGTGCTGCAATTGCACGAGTAGTTTCTATTTCAAGTGTCATCGTTGATTGCTCAAACACTGACCAATGATTATGTTTAATACAATACTTCAACAAACCAGAATAATTTTCGTTATCTTGATTTGATGGATTAGATACTCTGGCAATATATGCCATTGTTTTTTCAGCATCGGGAGTTATACTAATTAAATTAACCGTCATTTAAATCCTTTTGGTTTCGATCTTTTTATTTCTTTCTGTAAAATTTCTAATTGCTCTTTCATAAAAGAAAGTTCTTCAGAATTATACAGGTAATCCTGCATTATTGCAAGTTTTAAGTTTTTAAGTAACTCTTTAGATCTCATTCATCATCCTCATAAACTTGGTCATAATTTAAATCTGTATTCTTCAATTTCTTATAATCCTCATAAGTTAAGTATGATTCCCTATCGGAATAAACCTCTGCTTTTAACTCTGAAATAGCTCTTTCTAAGTCACTAATGAGAACTTTAAGATTTTCTTTATTCATGAGATTTTCATTTTATTTAGTATAACATAAAAAAAGGAGGGTTTCAACCCTCCTTAAGTTAACTGCAAGGTGATGCCTTACTTTTAACTTTTATCCCACGATACATGAGTTCGTGTCTTTCACGTTTTGTTGCTTCTTCAACAACTTTTGCGTTGTACTCTTCAGAGTCATACTTGACTCCACGATAAGTGACTGTTGCCATTTGCTTGTCCTCGGTAGTAGGGGTTTTTAATCCCGTTCCTTCAGTCGGCTTTTGCGTCCTCCGAAGAGGATGAACGAATCCGTTCCGAGTCGGCTTACTTGCGACCTCTTATGAGGTTGAACGTTGTGTTAATTCTAACACATTCCTATTATATAGACAAGTAAAACTGTAACATCTGTTACAAAATCCTGTGGCTTCAAAAATGGCCAGGATATTTTTTCGCCATATTTTGGAACTATCTTCTCTTTTTCTTTTGAGGTGGTGATTTATATCCCCAACGTTGCGGTGACACGGTGCCATAACCAAAATCTATTTTCTTTACTGCAGTTTTACCGTAGGTATCACAGTATAGATCAAATATATTCACATTCTTCTGAGATCTCGTAA